GTTCGCCCGCCAGCTCGCCGACCACGGGAGCGTGATCCGAGCCGATTTCACGGCACGTGGCTGGAGCCTGCAAACCGACCTTGGCGGCAGGCTCCGCTACGGCGACGCGATAGCGCTGCTCGAACAGCTCATTGGAGACCCGTCAACCTACACAGGCGCGGAGCTCAACGGCCTGGACTATCCGGCCCGTTGGGGCGAGATGCTGGTCATCTACGCGCTGGGCGGCGAAGAGTATCCGAAACCTTTCGATTCGCTTGCGAAACGATTGCGGGCGGACAGGGAGAAGGCCGAGCGTGAGCGGCTGCGCGAACAGACCAAGGGCATGAGCCCGGTATTCCGGACTCTTTACGAAGACTGAATAACTGAATAGTGGAGGTTCCGCATGGCGTTCGGCAGCGAACTTGGTTCCGCGCATATCAGCGTGTTCCCTTCCATGAAGGGTTTCCGCAGCACGGTCAACAAGGAGGTCGGCGCGAGCGGCAAGGCCGCGTCGAAGACCTTCGATTCGAGCATGAACGGCGGCAAAAGCGGCGGACTGTTCGGACGCGCGTTCAAAAACGGGTTCAAACAGTCGGCGAACGCGTTCGGCGCGGACGTGCTGAAATCCTATGAGCGTGACGTGGCGAAATCCACGGCCGCATACCGTCAGTCCATGCTCCAGCAGAAGGCCGCGGCGAATCAGGTGCGTGCCGCCGAGGAAAGCGTCGCCAATGCCGTCGCCAAGCACGGCGAGGGCAGCACGCAGGCCGAGGCCGCGACCATCAGACTCGAACAGGCGCGGCTGAAGCTGTCCACCATGACCGACCGGGCGACGCAGGCCGAGAACCGGTTGAAGGATGCGCAGAAGGCGCTCAAGGACGCGCAGGACAATCTCGCTTCCAGCAGTGGTTCGCTTGGATCGGCGTTCAAGAATCTTGGTTCGGCGATAATCCAGCCGGTCTCCGGCGCGTTCGGACGGGTCAAAAACGCGGCAACGTCGGCGTTCTCCGGCATCGCCACGAAAGCCCGCGACGGCATGAGCGCTGCCGGCGCTGCCATGCAATCCACCGCGTCACGTCTTACCGCGCCATTGTCTGCGAAGTTCTCCGCGATGAGCTCGGCCATCGCGGCAAGGATCCCAGCGCCTTTCAAAAACGTCAGCAATGCCATCGGCGGCTATCTCGGCAACGTCGGCGGCGCGGTCGGCGGCGTGCTTTCGCAGATTCCCGGAGCCGCCGGCAGTGTCGCGTCTGCGATAGGCTCCAAGCTCAAAAGCGGAGCCGACACCGCATGGAATGCGATCAGCTCCATGTCTGGCAAGGCCGTCGGCGCGTTGAAGGGTGTTGCCACTGTCGGACTTGCAGGCGTTGGCACCGCCGTCGCGGCTTTGGCAGGCGTCGGCAAGAGCGCTCTCGACGCATACGCGACATACGAGCAGGCCGTCGGCGGCGTGGACACGCTGTTCAAGGACGCTTCGGGCACCGTGCAGAAATACGCGGCGGAAGCGTACCGGACAGCCGGAGTGAGCGCCAACGAGTACATGACGCAGGTCACGAGCTTTTCCGCCTCGCTGATCAGCTCGCTCGGCGGCGACACTGCGAAGGCCGCGGAACTCGGCAACACCGCCATGGTCGACATGTCGGACAACGCCAACAAGATGGGCACCGACATCGAGTCCATCCAGCAGACCTACCAGTCTCTGGCGCGCGGCAACTACGCCATGCTCGACAATCTGAAGCTCGGCTACGGCGGAACGAAATCCGAGATGGAGCGTCTGATCCAGGACGCGAACAAGGTCAAGCAGGCGAACGGGGAGATGGGCGACCTGTCCATCGACAAGTTCTCCGACGTGGTGCAGGCGATCCACATCATGCAGGAGCAGATGGGCATCAGCGGCACCACCGCCAAGGAGGCCGCGACAACCATCGAGGGCTCTGTCGGCATGATGAAGGCCGCATGGCAGAACTGGCTGGCGGAGCTCGGCAAGGACAATGCCGACATCAACGGATTGACCAAGCAGCTGGTAGATTCGGTCGGCACGGTCATCGAGAACGTGGGTCCGCGCATCGCGCAGATCATCACCGGCATCACCGCCGCACTGCCACAACTGTTCTCCTCATTGGGCAGCACGCTGCCGGCACTGGTCATGCAGATTCTTCCGCCAGTGCTCGGAGCGTTGGGACAGCTCGGCACGATGCTGCTGACCAGCGCGATGACATGGATCTCGACGAGCCTGCCCCAGCTGCTCGCCCAGTTCCAATTGTGGGTCACGTCGACCCTGCCGTCGTTTTTGCAAACCGGATTGACGATGGTCACGAACCTCTTGCAGGGCATCGTGCAGGCATTGCCTCAGATCGCGTCCACGGCGGTGACCGTGCTGACGACGCTGCTGGATGGATTGTCGGCCCAGTTGCCGCAGCTCATCCCTATCGGCATCAACGCCGTCCTTAACCTCGTGCAAGGCATCCTCAACAACCTGCCGCAGATCATCGACAGCGGTTTGAAGCTTATCCTCGGACTGGCGCAGGGCCTCATCAACGCCATGCCGGACTTGGTAGGCAAGGCTCCGATCCTTATCGGACAACTGGTCGGTGGCATCATCAATCGTCTCCCGCAGATCCTGCAGGCTGGCGTACAGCTGCTCTTCGCACTGGCCAACGGTTTCATTTCGTCGGTTCCACGGCTTATCGGCGCCATCCCCGGCATGGTCGGCCAGATCATGCGCGGTTTCACATCGGTTAACTGGGGGAGCGTCGGCCTGAATATCATCACGGGTATCGCGACCGGCATCGCAGGCGCGGCAGGCAGACTCGTGACCGCCGCAGTCAACGCGGCCACGAACGCGTTGGATTGGGTGAAACGCAAGCTTGGCATCCATTCTCCGTCACGCGTGTTCCGCGATCAGGTCGGTGAGATGATCGGCGAGGGCATGGCGGTCGGCATCGACGAGAGCGCGTCGAAGGTGAGGAAGGCTGCCGGACGATTGACTGGCATTCTACCTTCGCAGGACGCCTCGTATTCCGTCGGCGTCGCCAACGCCTCGCGTGGCGTTAACGCTGCCTCCTACGGCAATGGGGGGAGCGTGACGAACATCACGCAGACGTTCAACTATCCGGCCATCGCGCCGACGAGCATTTCCACGCAGCAGAAGCTGCAGACAGCGGCCATGCCGCAATGGTAATCGGAAGGAATCCGGATGAAGGTCAGCTATTCTCTCAACGGCCAGCCGCTCGATTCCGAGCGGATGCGCGTGCTTGTAGGCACGACGCACTACACGGCGCTGTCGCCGATCGTGGACACCGTGCAGGTGCCTGGACGGCATGGCGTCATCGTCGGCTCGTCCATTCCGGTGTTGGATGCTCCGGAGCTGACAGTCAAGGTCGCGGCGTGGGGTGCTGATTCCGATTCGCTGATCGCGCGTTTCCGTGCCATGTGCCTGTCTGCCGCGAAGCTCACGCTCGGCAGAACGGAGACAACGGAGAGCGGCTATTCGCGCAGCATGGTCACTCGCGTCGTGTGCACGTCCTGCGAGCCGGACGATGATGAGAGGCCGTCCAGCGACCTGCGTGTCATGACCGCAGTTTTCCAATTGCCGGACGTGTTTTGGCGTGGCGTGCAGTGGCAGGAGGCGACGTTGGCCGCGTCGGGCGGCAGGCTGCTGCCGGGCGGGGTCTCCAAGCCGAGTAGCAAGGGGTATTGGACGCGCTGGCAGGGATTGCCTAACGCCAGTCCTTCCGAGCTTTTCGACATCATGCCGGACGGCTGGCTGTCCAATGCGCCAATCGGCATACTGGTCTTGCGTTTCGGCGCAGTCACTGGTGTGACCATCAGTGACCCGGTGAGTGGCACGAATCTGCTGTGGGGCGGCAAACGTGACGCCTCGCGTCCTTATCTTTTCGTCGATGTGGCTAATCGCAAGGCGTGGACGGCGGCCAATGCCGACGCATGGTCCGGTGGTACGGATGCGTCGAATGGCATCGACTGGACCACGGATCCATTGCAAGTGTGGCCCGCGATCGATTCCGGCGATTATCGCCTCGCAATCAAACAGACCGGCAGCGCCGACAAGGTGGTCTGCCGGTTTTTGCAATCCTGGGAGTGATTCATGGCAAAGACTTTGCACGCGCGTCTCGTGGCCTATCGTCCATTCGGTGACCGACTCGGTGTGCTGGCCGAGCCGGTGAGCTTCAGCGCGTCCATGCTCCACAATGATGACGGCGCCATCTCTATCGAATATTCGATGCTGTCCGGTGACGCTCAGGCTTTCGACCGCGAGCTTACGGACGGCCTTGAAGTGGCCGTGGAGGTATCGGACGGTAGTGGCTTCAAGGAGCCGGATAATGCGCGATTTGTGATTACCGGGCGCTCTGGCAAGACCGATGATCGCACCAAGACCATTACTTATAGTGGTCAGTCGATTGGCTGGCTGCTGTCCAAGGCCGAAAACAATGATTCGTCGCACCTCATCGCCGATGGCGATAACAAGGGCAAAAGGCCATTTTATTCTTCCAATCCGGGCACGATTCTCAAGACCCTGCTTGACGAAAACCGGGCGCGTGGTGGCGTGGCCACTGGTCTGACCTTGGGCTTCGACACGGCCAAGGACGCGGCTGGCAGTAATTGGGCAAAAAAGTACACTCTGTACTATTCGCTCGGCACTGATTTGCAGACCATCCTGGACGCCCTGGTCAATGGTGGCGGCTGTGACTGGCGCACGTCCGGCAGGACGCTCAAGCTGTGGAATGCCGACAGCACCGCCTTGAGCCGCGACCTGAGCAAGAGCGTCGTGCTGCAATTGGCGCGTGATATCGGCGAGGCGCCCTTCGAGGAGTCCATCGCCGACCTCGCGTCCACCATCCTCGTCGAGGGTGACAATAATCTGCTCTTCCGCATGGACAATCCGGCCGCGCCGACCCCTTGGGGCAAGTGGGAGTCCTATTCTTCTCAGGGTGGCGTGTCCGACAAGGACACGGCGCAAGCATTCATGCAGTCCACGCTTGATGATGCGGCTCGTGTGCGTGGCCAGTACACGCGCGATCTGGTGACCGCGAATGTGGATAATCTGCCGCTCATCGACTATCATGCGGGCGATTGGATCACCGCACCTACCGTGGCCCACGGCGAGAAGGTGCGCGTGCAGGAAATCGACCTGAGCATGCGCCAGAATGAGGGTTTAAGCGCCTCCATCGCTCTGAATGATATCAAGTATGATGCCTCGGTCAGGCAGGCGAAGAAGATCAAGGGCATCACCGGTGGCGCGACATTGGCTGGCAGTGAGAGCGGAACCACCGTTTCCACTGACCATGACCATCGCGTGCCGAAAGCGCCGCTCGGCCTTGTGGTGCAAACTGATGCGTATATCGGCAGCGACGGTTTCGCACACGGCTTGGCCACCGCCATGTGGTCCGCAGTGACCGAAGCCACGAATAACACGGCCATCGAAATCAGCAATTACGCCATCGAGTGGCGCAAGCACGTGGATGGCGCGCCCTGGCATTCCGCCGGCACGACCGATAAGACGCAGCTCGGCTTCGGCGGCTTGGATTGCGGCACGCAAATCGAGGTGCGCGTCAGGGCTGTACCGACGTATTCGGACAAGCTGGGCGAATGGTCGAGCGTTTTCGTGGCCACGGTCGAGTCGGACACGACGCCATGCTCCGTACCGTCGAAGCCGGTTCTCTCGTCCGAGCTTGGCGTGGTGACCGTCCATTGGGACGGCAAGACCTCCACTGGCGCGTCGATGGAATCGGACTTCGACCATGTCGAGGTCGGCGAGGGCGCTAACGCGGCTGGAATGCAGGTCATCAGCGCCACCCAGTCTGGTCAGGGCGCTTACGTCATCACCGGTTTGACGGGCGGCTCACAGCATAGCTATGCCTTGCGCTCCGTCGATTATGCAGGCAATAAGTCTGACTGGTCTGCGATTGCCACTGTGACCGTGGCTTCCGCCGTCTCGCCTGATGAGGTCAAGCAGATTCAAAAAGATTTGGCTGACAATCAGACGGCGTTGAAGGATAATACGGCGAAGCTGACGCAGGCGCAGAAGGACATCCAAGCCAACAAGTCTAATCTCGACGCGGCGAATCAGACGCTCGCTCAAGCCAAGACCGACCTGACGCAGGCCCGGAAGGATATCGCGCAGACCAAGAGCGACCTGACCACCGCGAATGGCGAGATCAGCAAGGCGAAGGAGTCGGCGGCTCAAGCGTATGCCGAAGCCCACTCAAAGAATCACACTTTCCGTGGGCCTGACGAGCCGAAGGACAATCTGATCGTCGGCGACCTGTGGCTCAAGACGCAGAAATATTGGACGAGGTGGAAAGGCGAGAAAAACAACAGCCCGAGCCTCTTGGCCGACTTCTACACCTACTGGCAGGGCGAAGCCAATAATTCTCTTTCCGCGCTCGTGCCGCTGTCGGATCGCGTGATTGAGACGCTTGTCTGGGATGGCTCCGCGTGGAACCACTTGGGCTATGCCGACGTGGAGAAGAACGCGAACGAAATCGCTCAGGCGAAGTCCGACATCGCGGATAACGCCGCGAAGACCACCGATGCGAAGAAGGCTGCTGAGAATGCCGCTGCCGCCGCGAAGACGGCTCAAGGCACCGCCGACACGGCGAATGGCGCGGCCAAGACGGCTCAGGATACCGCCAATGCGGCTCAGACTGCTGCGAAGAGTGCTACCGCGACTGCCGGTCAGGCAAAGGACGCGGCCAATGCCGCTCAGACCGCTGCCGAGAGCGCGAAGAAGACCGCAGGCAATGCGGAGACGCTGGCTAACACCGCCAATGAGTCCGCCAAGTCCGCCAAGTCCGACGCGGCTTCGGCTAAGACGGACGCTTCCGCCGCGAAGACGGATGCGGCCAATGCCAAGACCACCGCTGCCAATGCGTCGAGCGTGGCGACTCAGGCCAAGGCCACCGCCGATAGTGCGGCTCAGTCCGCAACCGATGCGGCCAATGCAGCGCAGAAGGCCAATACCGCTGCCGCAGCCGCAGCTGGCGTGGCTAACGGCAAGGCCGACGTGCTTATCCAGGGCACGGCACCGGCCACGTCGATGCGCAAGGCTTCGACCTTGTGGATTGACACCACGAATGGCGCGAACACGCCGAAAAGGTGGAACGGGTCGGCTTGGGTTGCTGTGACCGACAAGGCCGCGACCGATGCGGCGAACGCCGCCGTCAAGGCGAATGATGCGGCCAAGACCGCTCAAGCCACCGCCGACAAGGCTTCGACCGCTGCCGCCAACGCGGCTTCTCAGGCTAATCAGGCTCAGGCCGCAGCCAAGAAGGCGCAGACAACCGCCGACGGCAAGAACCTCATCTACCGTGGCCCCGACGAACCGAATCATGACGGTCTGAAGCCGGGCGACATGTGGTGGCGCACGCAAAAGTATTGGACGAGGTGGAAAGGCGAGAAGAACAATTCGCCGTCCATGCTGGCCGACTTTTACACCTATTGGCAGGGAACGCCGAACGCTTCACCAAGCGTCTTGGTGCCGCTCGCTGACCGCGTGGTGGAAGTGTTGACTTGGGATGGTACGCGCTTCGAGCCATTCGACCTCGTGGCGAACAACATCCTCGCTGCTGGGACGGTGGCCGCGAAGCATCTCGCCGCCGATAGCGTGACCGCCGAGAAGGTCAAAGCCAATGCCATCACGGTGGACAAGCTCGCCGCAAACAGCGTGACCACTGAAAAGCTGGTGGCTGACGCGGTGACCGCCGCGAAACTCGCCGCCAACTCGGTGCAGGCGCGGAACATCGTCGCACTGTCCATCACGTCCGACAAGATCGCGGCCAATTCCGTGACCACGGGCAAGCTCAAGGTCACCGAGGACATGACCGTGGCGCTGCTCAACGTCCACAAGATTCAGGCGTCCGACATCGCCGCCAATGCTGTCACGACCGATAAGCTGGCCGCCAACGCGGTTAACGCGGACAAGCTGGCTGCGAATTCGGTCAATGCGTCCAAGATTGTGACTGGTGCCATCACCGCCGACAAGCTCGCGGCGAATTCGGTGACGGCTGTCAAAATCGCGGCTGGCACTATCACGTCTGACAAGGTGGCGGCAGGCCAGTTCAAGGGCTACGTGTTCACCGGCGCCGTCTTCCAAAGCTCCGAGGCCGCGAACACCGGAATGAAGCTCAACTCGACCGCATTGCAAATGTGGGATTCCAGCCACAACCGCACCGTCTATCTTGACGGCGAAGGCAAGTCGAATGTGCTGACCGGCACCTTCCAGACCCGCACGAGCGGGCACAGGGTGCGCATCAGCCCGGATTATCAGACCTACATCATCGGCGGATCTGAGACTTTCACCGGTGATGGCATCGAATTCCCGGCCTACAACGGGTCCACCGCCTACTTTTCGCATCCGGCCATTGCTTCTGTCATCCAGTCGAATCAGGTCGGCGCGATGGGCGAACTGGACTTGTGGAGCGGACACGTGAGCAAGAACGACCCCGCCGCGTTCATGTCTCTCAGATCGAAGCCGCGCAAGAAAGGCGGTACCGGCAGCGGCGGCGTCACATCCAGAGTGCATGCCGTGGCGAACACGGATTACGACGAGCCGGACGAGAGCAAGAAAAGCAGCGCTTTCCTCACTCTGTCCGGCGATAGCGCGAACGGTTCGGAGTGCTGGCTCGAAGCGCAAGACGCGAACGGCGAGGTCGGAGTCGGCGCGAACATCGGCACCGGATACGTGTATCTTGGCGGCTATCTTGGCGGCATCACGAACCGTTTTACGTTCCAGGCCCAGGCTGCGTGGAAAGCGTGGTATCCGAATCCCGGCCAGAGCATCGCGAACGGCGCGGCAATGCAAGTCAACTGCACGTTCAGCCCGACGAAATACGGCCACTATTACGTCGTCGCGAACGCGGATTCGCAATGGGCGGGCATCATCGCGCATCCATGCAACACGGGCGGGCAGAGCGGCTTCCAATTGAAGCTTTACAACGCCGACCAGCCTTGCCCGGTGGATGTTTACGCGGAATTCCTGGCTTATTTGGTCAAATGATTGGAGGAAATGTTGTCATCGACTTTCGAAATGGATGATAACAGTGGTCTTTGCATTATCCGCTGTAATCCGCCCATAAACGGGTCGGACAGCTTCGTCTTCGCACCTGACGTGATTGCTTCGTGGAAGGCTTTGCTTGGGCTTGCTTCGACTCGTGAGGCGATCGCCGCGATCATGCAGGGCAAGGAGGACACGAGCCGGTACGACCGCGCCACCGGCAGGGGCGTGTGGACGGGGGCTTACGAGGCCTTGGAAAGCGCGCTGAATGATTCCGCCACCGGCGTGAGCATGCTTGCGGCTGATGGGGAAGTGTTGAATGACCCGCTGACCGCCGCGCGCAATAAGGCGCGTGAGGGCATGAGTCTGCCGGTCATGTCGAATGAGACGGACGCGAATCTCATTGCCACACTGTCCGCTGATGACTCCGATGAGGAGCCGTCGAGTGGCATTGACGTGACCGTGACCAAGGACATTGAGGGATTGGACGATTTCCTCAATGACGAGTCCAGTCAATCAAATCTGGACGAGTGCGAGGAGAGATTCTATGAGTCCCTTATGCCGAGACCTCAAAACCAACAGAATTAAGGAGATTGATTATGGCCGATGAGACCACTGAAACCACCGCCGATACCACTACTGCCGTGACGCCCTCTGAGCCGTCCGGCGTGCTTGACTTGCGTCCGCCGAAGGAGTCGGTGCGCGCGGAATTGTGCCGATTGGGATTGGAGTTTTCCAGCACTGACGGCTCGACCGAATCATGGAGGGATTATGCACGTGGCGTGCTTGCGACGTTCGACGATTCCGGCACGTCCGTCATCACGTTGACGGACGTGAAGACGAATCTCGGACGCACTTTGACGCTCGACGGGCTTAAGGCCGTTACGCGCATCGATACGATGACCGCCGCCGACTAACCCCGCTTTTCACCATTTTTTTCAACCCCTGCAATCCACACGGATTGTGGGGGTTTCGCATTAAAAGGAGACTTATTTTGACTCAGATTCCAGCCGACGCGAACGACGTCATCGACTCTCTTTCCGCGCAAATCGGTACTCTCACCAAGCAAACCGCAATCCTGACCAGTCAGCTCAACGCGGCCATGAAATTGATTCCCGCCGACGTGCTCGAAAGCGTGAAGGGAGACGAGAATGCAGAGGATTAACCTGTGGACGAACCCAAAGTTCGACCCCACCGGCTTCCATGTCGTCCAAAAGGGCGGCGACATATCGAAGTACATGACCGGTGGCACGCTGGCCAACACCAGAGGCGAATACATCGACCTGCCTTTCGCGTGCGAGGTCGGCGTGGAATACGTGTGCACGTGCAGGATCGTCAGCAACAATACGACGAATAAAAGTATCGGCATCTTTTTCGGCGGCACGGTCAAATACCCAAGTGCCCAGACGGTCGGGAAATATACGATCCGCTTCACCCCGACCGCCAATGACGCGCGCCTGGCCATCCCTTCCGGTATGGCCATCAGCGAATTGAGCGTGGAAGCCGCCGACACGTATGACGCGGCGCTCGGGGGGGGGCTTCCGGGCTTCTTCACCGGGGACACGATGCCACGCGACTGACGCCGCGCACCGGGACGGTGGTGCCCGATGATGGTCACGAACCTATGCGCGAAACCATCCTCGACCATCACCTTAAAAGCAGGCAGGTGGACGAATATCACGACCGTCCCGAGCAAGATCGGGATGAAATATTGGATCAATGTCTATGTGAACGTCACCGGCGGCACGATCTCGATAATCGGAGTGGATGGCGACATCAGCGCAAGCCAACGTATCGGATACACGATGATCTCCAACAATCCCAATCCTGTGTCAATGAGTTATTCCGTCAAGTCAGGCAATCCGACCGTTACAGTGACAGATATGCTCCTCTGCACGTTTGCCGATTATCAGGCGAACAAGACCCTGCTCGACAGCATCGGATATTTCACCGGGGACACGATGCCGCTCGCCTAACCCTTACGGGGGTGATGGCATGAGTTTCATCGTGAATTCCTGCGTCATGCCGAAA